TGCCCGTACTCTGACTCAATCCGTTGGAACACAGATTTGTGAATCAACACAAACGCAGACCCAGTGCCAGCACACGCCAACACACTGTCCCGCTCATAGTCACGGCGCACTGTGAACCCGCGACGTTCACCGTCGTCATACCAGTCAAAAATTGTTGGGGCAGGCTGCACCAGATAACCGCCGACACCATCCACCCCAACCTCACGATTCATGAAACACAATCCGCCCATGATCGGTGCAGTCTCAGGATCAGCAGCGTCCATCAACCGGTCAACTGCGTTCGCTTCAAACCCCATATCCGTGTCAACCCACATCAACCAGTCAACGTCAGGCATGTCATGCACAAACTGGCGGGTCGTGTCGTTGCGTGCCTGAACGATCCCACCAGTCCCGTATTTGGTTGCGAGCCAACCGCCACCGATCACTCGTTGACTGTTCGCCACATCGTAAGCAATCAACGCCATCAGCGACTGATGCCAACTGTGCGCCACTTCCAAACTGTGAACATAAGCGATGCACACCTTGTCACGATTCGGCATCAGCATCCCCTGTGACCTCAGGTGCAGGTGCAGCAACCTTCTTCGGTCGGCCACGTTTCCTCACCTCACCCGGTGCCCGTGTCGCAGTCTCAACACCAGACACCTGACGATCATTCGGCATCAAATTCCTGAACAGGTCAGGACGGTACAACACGAACGGATCAGTAGCGTCCCACACCACACCTTCGGTGAGTCGAACACGGACACCGTTCATGTCTGCTGTCACACAGGTTGCTGCTGCAACCACATGGCTAGCCATTGGGCAGTTCTCCTATTCGGGCAGTCAGATCGGGCAGGTGCCCAACCTCACGCGACTGCCCAACACGCGAGGTTGGGCGACTATGTATCTGACGACATGTTAGCGCGACAAAGATACTCAATCGCGGCACGCAACAACAAAGGATCATCACGGAATCTTCCCAACCCGTTGTTGCAGTTGTTGCACAGGAATCCTCTGATGCATGAACCGCAAGAATATTTGCCAGAGCAGCAATCATGGTCATGATCGATGGCTAGCGTTTCCTGTTTGTCACCACAGATGTCGCACGTTGATGACGGTGTGAAATTGTCAGGATCGATACCGTGACGGCGTAAGCGTTGCCGTTCCGACTGTCTTTTGCGATAGTCAGGGTTGTCTCTGCGCCATTGATGGCGTACTGGGCGCATAGCGTTTTGATAGCAATCAGCAGAACAATATTTGCGTCGCTTACTTCCTGCCATGTCGGCATTACATTGAGCGCAATATCGGGGAATAGACTGTGCCATGTCATTCACCTCCGTCTTAGGTGTGTGGCTGAGACCGGGGCGTGGCTGCGTCCCGGTCTCTCTATTCTACCCGACTGGCGCGACCTGACTGGTCACCCAGCCAGACCGCAAGACCCCACACGCTACCGATCACCCAACCCTGTTCGGGTTGTCAGTCATCCAAGCCTTTGCGTCACGCAAGGTGGGGAACCACTCACCAAGCGTGTCGGTGAAGTGGTCGTGTTCGCAAACGTACCGGACATACCAGCCGTCACGGTCAGTGTGCCCATCGATGCACACTTCCACATCGGTGCATCCGTGGTTGCAATGGAGATATTCCAAACGGCCAGTGGTGGTGCGCCAGATGCTGGTGCCGTACAGACCGGGCATCCGCTTGTGAAACTGAACTGCTGCTGTGTTGCTCATGTGTGTAACTATACACGAACGCGTAGAGATGTCAACACCCAATCACAGAAATGTGAAAGCCCGGTGAGTTTCCCCACCGGGCTAACTGTCAACGGAGCGATCTGCTCAGTGAAGAACGAAACCGTCCTTCTCTGCAGTCGTGATGATGCGACGACGACGCGAGCAGTAATAGCCTGCGCCTGTCCATCCGTCGCCTGCGTCCCATGTGACGCGAGCACCGTCACCGCTGCGCTGGTTGGCAGCAAGCGCAGCCTGTGCCTCAGCGTAGGAAGCGTGGGTGAAAGTAATGGACTGGGACATTGTGACCTCCTCGGTCGGGTTGGTGGTAGCGGTTGCTGCCATGTAGATATCTAAACATATTCGCGTAGAACCTGTCAAGACCTAAACCAAAAAAATCTCGGAAATATTTTTGAGCATGTGAAAGCCCGGTGAGTTTCCCCACCGGGCTGACACACTTCCAAACCCCGTCAGGGGATCAGGTCACTGGTTCTGCAACAGACGGAAACCCAGATCGTTCACGCTGTCATAGCCGTGACGCGCAGTGGCGAACCAACCGCGCTGACCGGTCGGGCGACCGTTCGTCGTGCCGAACAGATGCGGGATCAATTCAACCGACATGCCCGCACGCTGCGCCACCAAGAAGTTGGAGAAGTCACCAACGACGAGGATGTTCGCGGCACCCGTGGTTCCGGAAAATTCAGGAGCGTAGTCCGTGGTGCGGATCGGGCGACCGAACAGCGTGCCGATACCACCAGCCGACAAATCGACGGTGTAGTACGCGCTGTCAGCACCGGCAGCGAACGAACGAACCTCGTTCTCCACATCGGTGTTCATCACCCATGTCGCGTTGGCGCGGTAACGCTCCGGCAGGCTCTTCCAGACCTTCAACAGGTCGGTTGCGGAAAACGTGCCATCGGTGGTCACCACCACTTCCACGTTGGTGTTTGCATCCAACGCAGTGAAGATGCCGGTGGGCTGCGACGAGCCAGTGCCGTTGATGGTGCCGTTCGCCACCAGATCAATGTAACCCTGATCCAGAAGGCGACGCATCTCCGCAGCAAACGCCGGGTAATCGTCACCGACTTCAACGCTATACGGGATGAAACCGCGAGCGGTGTACACCGGCACGGTCGGCTGCGCCAACGTCGGAGCATCGTCACTGACCTCAGTTCCCTCACCGTCATACGAGAAGGAAACACCAGCGGACGAAACACCCTTCCACTCGTCGGTGGTGATCGTCACCACACGGGCGAGATCAAGCACCGGCGCAGCAGCAGCACCAGAGGTAAGGATGATCGACGGATCGATCAGCACCGGGATACCGAAGCCACCTGCGGTGTCGGTGCCCTCGCTCATCGCACGGAACTCGTCAAGAGCGCGAGCCTCTTCCGGCGAGAACGACGGTGAACCCTGCGTGACACCCTTCATGAACGCGCTGCGGTAAGCATCGTTCTCGGTCAGCACCATCCGCTTTGCGATCTGACCGCCGTCGGTCATCGCGTTACGGGTGCGGAGCAGACCGTCAAGGTGGTCGCCGTTGCGAGCAGCAAGGTTGCTGCCGTCACGGTCAAGGATCGCCAACGCTGCGTCACGGATTTCGCTGCGCGATGCGCGAGCAATGTCCAGATCAGTAGCGGTGCGCTTCATCACCTGAGGTGCGTCGTGACCTGCGGTGCGCTCCACCACAGCCTCACGGGCTGCGGCAATCTTTGCCTCACGGGCAACGAGCGCGTCGTAGTCAGCCTTACGGGCTTCGTGCTCGGTCAGGGCTGCGTCAAGTTCCGCATCCTCATCGGGGGTGATGTCGTCACGCTCCGACAGTTCAACGATCCGCGAACGCAGTTCTTCCAACTGCTGTTCCATTTCATGCTTTTTCATTTTGAGTCCCTTCATCGGGTGAGAGCGAACCGCATTCTTGCGATCCGCTGATTTCGTGTTCTGGTTGAAGCGTGACCGTCGGTCGGGGCTTCTTCACCCGACGAGTGGCTATCAGCCGGGTCGTCGGTTTGATCTGTTACGAACGACGTAATGTCGCCCGATGCCAGAATGGTAGCAATCTCGTCGCGCACATTTTGATCACTCAACGCCGACAACGCCTGACGAGTACGAACACCGACACTGGTTTGCTCATACGCGGGGAACACAACCGGTCCGACCTCATACAACTCCACCTCACGGATGGTGCGTTCCTCCATGCCGTCGTTCCCGCGTCCCCACGTTTCATCCACGATTCGGAACCGGAACGACATGCCAGAAATCGCGCCGTCACGGATCGCGTCACGCACTGGCTGCACCAACCAGTTATCTGACAAACGTGCTTTCACACGCAACCCGTGATCATCTTCGCTGATGCTGGTGATGCGTCCCAACGGGATCGAACCGATCAGCGGGTGTGCGCCATGATCAAACTGCAACACTGGCATACGCATCCCCAATGTCCGCTTGAACGCGCCCGGTGCGATCCGTTCACGGAACTCACCGAACTGATCAGCAATGTTCGTCCACTCGTTGAACACTGCACCGTACCCGTCAAGAGTCAGCCCATCATCGTTCGGGGTGACATCGAACGACAGTTGTCGTGTGATGTTGTCTGTTGCCCGTGTGATCGTATCCATGTCTATGCTCCGTTCATCTTTGATCTGCTCCGCTTTCCGGGCGAACCATTCACGGGCAGGTTCAGGGTTCAACGGGTCGATACCCCAAAGGTAGTGCGCGACAGCACCGGCACCCGGCCAACCGTCAGCATCCGGATCACTGTTCGACGGCGCATCCAAATCGACAGCGTGTCGCGCACCCCACGCGTTAGCACGCACCACCTTGTTTTCGCTGATGTCACCATCAGCCATCGCACGCGCTTCACGGATCGTGCCGTCAGTCAGTCCGTCACCACCGAACCCTTCAGCACGCAACTCTAAACCGCGAGCAGCAGCATCCATGATGTACTGCGGCGGGTCGGTGTCTACCTGCCGGTCATCGTCGTCGTCGTTGTATGCGCGAACGGTGACAGGTTCCCAACGGTCGCAGTAGTAGTCGCCGCGGACGTATTCGTCCCACAGTTCACACCATGCCATGTCACCGTCAACATTGCTTTCGTCATAGTGGACACAGTTCCCGCACGCACGACCTTCTGGCACATCGTCAGAAAGCGCAGGACGGTATGCGTCAGGCAGATCACGCACAGATCGTTCCCCGCCGGGTTCCACATCTTCAGCGATTGATAGTGCAACCATCTGATCAATCGCATCATCCTTGCTGGTGTGGCAACCCATCACTTCACCGTCGTCTTTCACAGTTGCCCAACCTGCACAGTCAGGGTTGTCAGATTCGATGAAGTACGGCATCAGACTGCCTCTGTCCCGTTCGACGGTGGCTGCAACTGCACACTGTACAAACCGGTGTGCACCAGTTTGTTGAAATCGCCGGTGGTGACAGCAGCCACGATGCTCGCAGGTTCAAACCCGGCACGCACCAACGCTTCCATCGTCAACGCTTCACGATTTTTGATGTCAGCCATATCAGCAACATCTTCTTGAAGGAATGCCACATCACGGTCGTCATACCAAAGCCGCACAGTCGGATCAGGCAACTCCAACACGTTCTGCAACGCTGCCGATGCAGAACGCCACAACGGGCGGATCGTCCCGTCAGCGAACCGGCGACGCGCAGCCACATAGTTACCGCTATTCAACGACGAACCCGCGAGACCTTCACTGATCCCCAAATAGGATGCCGGGACACCAGCAGCAGCAGCAATACGAGTCTCACCCGCACCCTGCACCGATTTGAGATTCAGTTGGTCAAAGTTCGCACCAACAACTTTCACATCTGCGCCACCGCCCAGATACAAAGTTTTGAACGCACGATCCACACCACGATGCGACGCATCCATACGTTGCACAAAAGTTTCAAAAGCCTCTTTCGTGATCTGCGGATCAAACGACACCACCAGATTCGGAGTCGCACTATTCCGCATGAACGAATGCTTGTACTCGCTGAACGCGTCATCAGCAGTCACATCAGGAAGCACCGTGCTGATCCACGACCGTCCACGGAACGGATGCATCGGATCAGGCAACGGTTTGAAATGACAAATTTCTTCAGGTAGGAACGTCGCCAACTCGCTGCCGTTCTCATCCATCACTGCGTAACCAATCAACTCCTGCCCGTAAGGTTCACCAGTCACATTGTCATCAATCGTGCCGGTCATCACCATCACCCGCGCAGGATTCAACCTGACCAACTCAGAACGTCCACGCAACTCACGCCGATACCAATACGAGTTGCCATACAAATCGGCATCAACCAGCATCCGTGACAACAGATCACCAGTTGTTGCAGACGGCCACGGATTCTCCAACACCGACAACTCCGTAGTACCAAACAACGCACCCGGTCGTGAATCACGGAACGGTTGCCATTGGAAACGCGCCTCAGCAAACACCAACATACGAGCATGAATAGCAGCAGCAACAATCGGATTCCGCTGCCCCTGCAACGCAGTCAACTCAGACGGTGACACCACCGGCGACACATAACGTTGACCACCAAACGCGAATTGTTCAAACAGTCGTGCATAGTCGTTGAACGACAACCCATACTGTCGCTCTTCAACACGACCAAATAGATTTGCTAACGCCATCAGTCACCACCGCGTTCAACTGCCACGCCATAGCACACTAGCCCAACACCCGCCACCACAAACGCCAACGCCGCAGACAACAACGCTGCACCAATCGTGATCCCAACAAGACCGGTGATCTGCAAACCCGGCGCAATAATCTTTCTGTCCATCAATGCTCCTAACTGAACGCAGCCCACAACTCGGCAGGCGCAGTCACATCCGGTCTGCTATTAGCCCGATGATACGCGATACACAACGCAACCGCAGCATCAATCTTCCCGCGTGACTTACCTTTGGACAACGTGAACCCTGTTTCATTCATACGCGGGACAGCGTTCAACACATGCGCTGTGAACGCAGCATCAGCATCATGAGTCAACTCGCCACGCTTGATCGCTTCAAACGTCGCACCAACCGCGGGTGTCATCCGTTGCAACGACTGCGGAATTTCCATCATCGGAAACCCCTCATCCAACAACTGCTGTGCAGGCAAATCAAAAAACCGTGGATCAAACGACACCTCACGCACATCAAACCGTGAACCC